ACAATACCTTAACTCAACCTAGTTGTACTGCTACAATCACGAATGGAAGAGTCTCAAGTGTCTCAGTAGATACGAATGGAGGAGGTTCTGGGTGGGATACACTTGGAAGAATACCAGAATTGAGTATTACTGCACCAGTTATAGCAACTGGAACACCTGCAGAGGTAGAAGGAACGTTTAGTAACGGAGTTTTGACTGCTGTTACTGTTAAAAATGGGGGAAGCGGATACTCTAGCACCAATTTACCACAAGTTAGTATCGTAAATGTGCATAAAGTGCTCAATTCCGTAGCACCGAATGCTGCATTCTCGGAAAACCGCGTATCAGATGCTACATCTATACTTGATGCGTTCCCTGATCTTGGAAATGCGTTCCCAACGTACACTCCAGAGGATCAACAGCGCGATAGAGCAGCATTATCTGAGTCTGCGTCATTTCCTCCTGCACAAAGAGCGTTTGAAAACACTGCAGATAGCATAGAAATCAAAACTGACCCAAATAATAAGCGAATCCACGAACTTCCACAGTCTGCGTTCCATGCATCTGACTTAGAACAGTATAAAAATGAAATGAAAAACAATGCGGACTATTCTCAAGTCACATCTTATGACTTTGGAGACTCAAATGAGGCAAGAGAGTTTAAAAGATCAATTATTAAAGCACAACAAGATGAGAATGAAGCAGTTGAGTCATATATGGGTAGAATAACTCAAGATGGACCAATAGTAAAGAACTATGATGAATCTTATATTGAAACTGCACAAGGACCCTTCTCTGAGTTACCATATGCATCGAACCTAACTAAATACTTCTTAAGGCAGTTTCGTCCTGATCCTAGAGTTGATACTAATATCACTGTAACTCTTAGTGTTAACGTAGCACAAGAAGGAACGAGTCATTTCAGTTGCCCTCAACCTCCTGCATCAACTAGAAGCGGATCAACTTTTAGTTTCCTTGGTGGAGTACAAGGTCCAGGATGTCAGAACTGGTCCGCATCAGGAAACATGATCATGTTGAATGATTTTACTTCCGCAACGAGGACTTTGAGTAAAGCAACTGCTGCGTATGGTAATCCTTATCAAGTAACCTAATGGCAAGCGGACATCAAGCATGTGCACTCTTTACAGGAACGTGTAGCGGACACGGAAGAGGTAATGGTGTTACTTGGCAACCTGGTCCAGGTGGAGGATTTGTTAGTCCATGCCCTCATTCATCATTACAAGAGACGATTGTAAATAAAAGAGTTCCGTTTGTTAATAATTTTGCAACATGGCCACCACATCCCCAAAGACCTAGAGATCCTCAGTCTGGTGGGAACGATCCTTTTAATAGAACTGTAATAGTAAACGACTTAGTACCAATTATTGATCAAGATGACTTAATAACTCATCCTACCCCCACGATGTTTACTACAATATCGATAGGGTTCAAATGTTTGACTGTTAGATCGACTCCTGCATGGCATTGTACTACTGGTGTAGGTGGTAATGGTCGTGAACCTTCTGTTGGACATAATAGAAGGTTATTTGCAACATGTAAAACAGTTTTCATCGAAGGGATGAGAGCAGGGAGATTTGCAGACCCATTTGGGAATAATACTGTACCATTTGATTGTTTAAGTGTAGTTTCTGGATCAAGTCCCAATGTTTTCATCGGAAGTTGAATAAATAAAACAGGATCGAGGTAATTATGGTTGTAAAAGTAGACAAAAGCGAAGAATTTGTCAAAAGTGGCAAAGTCTTGATAAGTGAGTATCCTGCAAAAAAAGAAAAGGATGTAAAACCACTTAGTAAATGGCGTTAAAGAACATAGATGGTTCAGATTTTAAGCGTTCTCGTAGATTCGACGACGTAAATATCTCTTTGCCTATAAATCCATTCACAAAAGACATTTATAGTGTCAAAAATGAGAATGCGATCAAGCAATCCATCAAAAATCTTGTTTTAACCGTTCCAGGTGAAAAACCTTTCCAACCTTTAGTTGGTTCTAGAGTGAATGAGTTACTTTTTGAACCATTAGACCCATTTATTGCTGATTCTATCAAGGATGAGATAATAAATACCATCAAACAGAATGAACCAAGAGTAGATCTAACCGAAGTGACTGTTTTGCCCTTATATGAGCAGAATAAAATCAACGTATCTGTTGAATATAGAATTGTTGGATTGCCTATCGTTGAATCCATCACATTCGTCTTACAGAGACCTGAGTAATGCAACCGAATAACCTAACAGCACTAGACTTTGATGATGTCAAAGCAAGTATCAAATCATATTTAAGAACTCGTACAGAGTTTACTGATTATGACTTCGATGGATCCGCATTGTCATACATGATAGACATGTTGGCATATAATACTTACTATTCATCATTCAATGCGAATATGTCATTGAACGAAGCATTCTTACCTTCTTCCACTGTTCGAGATAACGTTGTTAATATTGCCAAGTTAATGAACTACACTCCTAGAAGTGTAATATCAGCAAGAGCATCACTAAAATTAGATATACAGACAGTTCAGACAAATGGAGTATACCCTAGCACTGTTACTTTGAGAAAAGGTGCAGTTGCAACAGGTGGTAACTACGTTTGGAACATTTTAAGAGACACTACTGTAGAAGTTAGTCCTACAACAGGTATTGGAACCTTTGCAGACCTTTGTGTATACGAAGGATCAGTTGTTACCTTCCAATACGTCGTAAATACATTCGCAAATCAAACATATACCATTCCTTCTGCTGAAGCAGACATTAATACACTTGCTGTAAGTGTAAGAGCAAACGAAACATCATCAGCATCAGATATTTACAATAGAGTTGACACTGTAACCAATCTAACTGCAGCAACAAGAGCATACTTCCTTTCAGAAGGTGAAGATATGCGTTTCAACGTTAGATTCGGTGATGATAGTGTTGGAAGAGCATTGAAAGATGGGGAAGTTGTAGTTTTAGAATATTTGGTCACTTCTGGGTTCAAAGCAAACGAAGTTAAGTTATTTAATTTTATCGGATCATTAACTGACTCATTAAGTCAGTCTTATACTGCATCATCGACTACTTTAACAGTCAACCACCGTGCACAACTTGGTAGTGCTGCAGAAAGTATAGAATCAATCAAATATAACGCACCAAGATACTATTCCTCACAGTATAGAGCAGTTACTGCACAAGACTATGCTTTAATCACTCAAAGGATCTATAATAACGCAGATTCTGTTGTTGCTTATGGTGGAGACAGTCTAAATCCTCCAGTTTACGGTAAAGTCTTTATTTCAATCAAAACAAAGACTGGATCCCTTCTAAATGACGCTACAAAGAAAGAAATAGCAGCAAACCTTAGGAAATATGCTATGGCGTCAATTGACCCTGTTGTAGTCGATCCTGATAACGTCTACATCTACACAAAAGTGTTTGCACTATACGATACTGGTGCAGGATCATCATCATCTCAAATTAAGACGAATATTCAGAGTGCAATCAGTCAATGGGCAAGTCAAACACAAATAAACAACTTTAACTCAACATTTAGAGGTCAAGCATACGAGAAAGCAATAACATTAGCAGATAATGCTATTTCTGACGTTTCTGTTCAAACAACTATTCTAAAATACATCAATCCTAATAGTAATCAGACTAATACCTATTGTATTAGTACTGGAGGAGAGTTATACAACTCTGCACCTAGTAAGGATGGTGATAATGGAACTTGTACAAAAGAACCAGTTATTTTATCTGGTACATTCAGAACTGCAGACAGACCTGGTGTAGATCAACAGTTTGAGGACGATGGTTACGGAAACTTAAAGACATTTTATAATACAGGTAATAAAAAGGTATACACTAACAGTACAGCAGGTACAGTAAACTATATGACAGGTGAAGTTTGCTTTGGACCTATTAATATTATCAGTACAGGATCTAACGTTCCATCTTCAGCAGCAGTTAACATTGTTGACAGTGTAACTGGTGCAGGAAGTGTTACTGATGAAACACTCCTTCCAGGGAATCTACAGATTCCAACTGTTATGATTCCTGCTAACAGTGGCACTATTCCTGCCTCAACACCAGGAACAATTATTAATATTATAAGTCCTGAGGTAACAGTATCACCTATTGGTACAACACCACCTCCTTCAATCCCTCTAAATAGTTTGACACCAACGACATTTGATAGTACACCGTCCGTAGTGGAAGTTGCACCGATAGATAATAGTGGTGGTCTAAACACCTCAGTCTGCTTCTCGTAACTGTAAATGAACATTAATAAGGTTTCTCAGTCGATTGTTTCACAATCACCCGATTTTATTGGGTCAGAATACCCCCTGTTTAATAAATTTCTTGAATACTATTATAAGTCACAAGAAAAAACTGGTTTAGGACAAAATATACTTAATAACTTCCTTCAGTATCTTGATATCGATAAATTGGATATCGGAATACTTGATGGACAAACAACTGTTGTAGAAGCAATAAATGCAACAGATGATAAAATTGTAGTAGAGAGTGTAGATCCGTTCTTAGAAAAGAATGGATCTATTCTAATAGGCGATGAAGTTATATTCTATGAAGATGTTGAGAATGCACCAAACATCTCACTTGCTCCAGGAATCTCATATGATCAGGTAAAACTTAAGTGGACAACACTTGCAACAATAATAACTCAGTTTAACGGAACTACAACATCATTTCCTCTAACATCTCAAGATAGTCCAATAGGACCTCCTAGTGCACAGCATTTGATTGTATCACTATATGGTCAGATATTAATACCAAACACGGACTATACTGTTTCTGGTAGCAATATTGTCTTCACTACCGCGCCAAGAACTAAACTCCCTGCTGATGATGCGGGAGAAACATACATTTATTACCTTAGTGGTTTTGTAGAAAGTACAATTTACGGATTAGATAATCTATCTGGCGCATTTGGTGACGGAAAGAAGCAATTTACTATGACTCGTAACGGAGTATCATATGAACCGCAGAACGAAGAATATTTAAACGTAATCTATGATAATAGACTGCTAGTACCTAAAGTAGACTACTTCATAGATAAGAATCAGTTTATATTTAAAACAGCACCTCTAAATGGGCGTTTCTTATCAATCCACTCTATAGAAGCACCAATACCTTCATTTGGTAGTGGTGCGGTTGGATTTGCTCGTATTAGTGATACTGGAACTTTAACAAGTGTATCATCTAGTGCGATTGGATCTGGATATCGTTTTGAGTATCCACCTCAAGTTAGTATTAACTCCGCAGCAGGTTCTGGTGCTTCTGCTACCGCACTTGTCAATGGTTTAAAATCAATCACTCTACTAGACGGAGGAAAGGGATATAGTACAACTAATCCTCCTGTTGTGCAAGTACAAACACCAACTAAAGCAGGATCCTCTCAAGCAACAATCACCGCAACAGTTGCTGACGGTGCAGTTACTGGACTTAACATTACTAACTCTGGTTCTGGATATACATTTACACCTAGAATCACTTTTATTCAACCAGGTGGTGCGAAACTAGGAACTCCTGTACTTTCTAATGAACAGATCGCTTCTATACCCGTTACCGCAAACGGATTTGGATATACTACCGCACCAACAGTGTATGTTGATGAACCAACAGGTTCTAACCCAATCAAAGCAGCATTAAGAGCAAACTTAACTAGCGAAGGTAAAGTTGGTAGCATATCTGTATTAAATGCGGGACAAGGATATACAACTTCACCTAGAGTCGCTATAGTCGATCCTGTAGGTGCACAGATACTAGAAACAGTTGTTGATGGAGATGGGCGTGTTATAAGAGTTGATTTACTTAATGGTGGTAGTGGATTTGATGATGTACCTTCAGTATACATTGTAGATAATAGAACTAACGGTGGAACTGGTGCTACTGCAGTTGCTTCTATTTTCAATGGTCAAATCACAGATATTAACATAACTGCCTTTGGTTCTGGTTATTCTGCTGCTACACCTCCAGAAATTGTCATTCAATCACCTCCGAGTGCTAAATCATCTGCTGAAATAGGTCTAAACGAAGTTACTGGTTTTGCAGTTACTGAAAATGGATCTGGATACAAGAAAGCAGCATTTACTGGGTGTGCTAGAGCAGCATCTGGTATCACTTCATATACTGAAGATGGTAATGCGGTATTTACAAGTAATACTACTGCAGCACCCGCAATAGTTGGTGCTAGTGTAAAATGTCTTGATGCATTGTTTGTAAAAAGACTATTAGACAAATACACTGAACAATTCTTACCTGATGTTCCCGAACTTGACTATTCTAAGATTGATGTAAGAACATCTATCAAAACTGTAAAAGATTTCTACTCTTCTAAAGGTACATCCTTCAGTATTGCATATCTTTTCAAACTTCTTTATGGTGAGAGTGTTTCAGTTACATATCCAAAAGATCAGATCATCAAACCATCTGCTGCAACTTGGTCTATTGATACAATTCTCAGAGCAACTAAAGTTTCTGGAGATGCAACTAATATAAGAGATGGATTACTTACACAAGATGCGGACATTGCTGATCCAAACGTTTTAGCAGCAAGTGCATTAGTAGAGAACTATATTTCGATTAAAACCTCAGATGTAGAGATATTTGAACTTGTTTTATCAGAAGAGACTATTACTGGGACATTTACCGTACCTTATAAGACAAAACTTGCAGAACCTCTCAATACAACCGACTCAATCATTACGGTTGACTCTACTGTAGGTTGGCCAGAAAGAAACGGTGAATTTGTTATTGGATCTGGTACTAGAACAGAAGTTGTACAATATAAGGAAAAATCACTTAACCAGTTTATTGAATGTACTCGTTCAGCAAATGGTGTTGTAGAAGATTGGGATTCTGCTACACAAGTTTCTTCTAACTTTACAGTATACGTTAATAAGGGAACACTACAAGAAGTGGTGATGAACATAGTAGGTATAGTTGATGCACAGCAAACAACACTAGTTGATACAGGTTCTTACTACCTACCAGGGGACAAACTAACAGTTTCTAAGTTAGGTGGTACTAGTCTTGACCCTCACCTTACAACATGGTTGTATAACGTTAAGAAACTTATTCAAGTTACTGGTATAACCTTCGGTGGTGTTAATAATCAGTTTGCTACTGTAACTTGTGCAAATAATCATGGTTTGTTGGTTGGAGATCAAGTTACTGTATATGGTGCTAACCCAATCATCTATAATGGTTCATTCTTAGTCACATCTAGAGATACAAGCACAGTATTCCAATATCAGTTACCCCAACCCGCAACTGTGGTACCACAGGGTAATATACTTGTATCTGTTGACTTGAACAAAGGTAAATCTGATAGCACTGCAGTATTCAATGCTATTGGACCATACACAACTAACGTACAAAACTCATTTTTTAATACAACCTATGCATACCTAGCTTCAACTGGTATACCAAACTATAAAATTGGTCCATTTCCAGGGTCTGCACTATTACCAGGCAACCAACGAAAGTTAAATCGTTTCCCTATAGTTTCTACAACTATATCAACAAAAAATACTATATCTCCAGGACCTATAGGTACATGGGTAAATGGAGTATCAATATGGTCATACAAATCAACTAGGAAGAAAACATTTGGTGCTGTTACTAGTGTTGGTATTACTAATGCAGGATCTGGATATGATGCTGCATCTCCACCAGTATTAACTATCAGTGGTGGTGGAGGAACTGGTGCAACTGCTGCGGTTGTTGTTAACGGTTCTGTTAGTGAAATTACTGTTACTACTGGTGGTACAGGATTTACTTCTTCTCCTCTAGTTTCAATCGTTGGCGGTGGCGGTTCTGGTGCTGCTGCAACTGCTATCATTACAAAAGGAGTTGTATCTAGAATATTAATCAACTCAGGTGGTACTGGATATACTTCACAACCTCAAATCACTATTGTAGGTGGCGGTGGAAGCGGTGCTGCTGCTACAGCATCTGTTCGTGGTCCTATTCAATCAGTTGCCATATCAGCAGGTGGTACTTCATATACATCAACTCCTACTGTAACATTAAGTTCTGGTAGTGGTGCTGTTGCACAAGCTATAGTCAATAACGGTAGAATCATATCTATTGCGATTATATCTGCTGGATCTGGATATACGACTGCTCCTGAGATCACTATACAAGGTGCAGGTTTTGGTGCTGTTGCTAGAGCAACTATAGACACTGATGGAGAAAATGCAGGTAGAGTGACTGGTATCACTATTGTTAACAGAGGTATTAGTTATGTACAGGGAACTACTGTAATAAGTCTAAACTCAGTTGGTGCAGGTGCTTCATTTAATGCTAACGTATTTGAGTGGACTTATAACTTACAAAAATCAACAACATTTGATAGTGCTAAAGGTTCTGTATTTGAAGGATATAATAATCAGTATGGTGGTGAATATGCACACTTAAGCAATCCTCAAACACTTAGATATATTCTTGGTGATAACTTATTTGAAAATACAGCAGGTTTAATAAAAGAAAAGGAAGATGGACTCGAACACTCTCCTATTATTGGTTGGGCATTTGATGGAAACCCAATATACGGTCCTTATGGATACTCAGATCCTACAGATCAATCCTCATCAATAGCAAAATTAAATACTTCATACAGACTTAAAACTAATCTAGTATATAATGTAGATTCTAATCCCACTCCTGTTAGAACAGCAGGACCATTATTAACTGCTGAAGTTGCAGGTAATTTTGTAGAAGACTATGAATATGTGTTTGGTCTAGGTGCACTCGATCAATATAACGGTAGATTCTGTAAAACACCTGATTATCCAACAGGTAGATATTGTTACTTTGTTACTATTGATTCTACTGAAGATGGTGGTGCATTATTCCCATATGTTTTAGGACCTGATTTCAACTCGGTTGTAGACACTTGGAACTTAAGTGCAACTGCTATTCAGCAAAATATTCCTACTGGTGTTGTTAGATATCGTGATCCTTATGAGAATGTTGATATTGACGTTGAGAGGGCACCAAATGCCTCTACAAACGCTCTAACACTAGAGAATGGTGATATACTACTATTTGAGATAGAAGACGAAGATAGAAGTGGTGTTATTGAAGCGGATGAGACTGCTGATCCCGATCAGGTCTTTGAAGAGTCACCATTACAATTATTTGATTACTTCCCAACTGTTAAGTTGGATTCTAAGGTTGATATTGAAGTTGAGACTACAACTAAGTTTGAAGATGCTTCGGTAACTGGATTTACAGTTGAAAACCCAGGTATATCTTATCAGGTCAATGATAGACTAATCTTTGACAACACTGATACTGATGGTTCTGGTGTTTCTGCTCGTATTTCAAGAATCGTAGGTGAAACAGTTGAAGCATATACATTTGAAAATATAAGTGGTAATAACTTTGGTGTTCTTACTACAGTCAATCCACATAACTTACAAGCAGGTGATAGTGTATTTGTTGACTATACTCCTGTCATGGCAAATACCAATAAGACATATTCAGTCAGACAGTTTAAAGGTATTGAAGAAATAGTTATTAATACAACAGGATCTGGATATAATAGTGATATTCCTCCTACTATCATTATTGATGGTAATGGTACTGGTGGTCAGTTAGAAGCAGTTGTAACATCAGTTGGATCTATTGAAACTGTTAATATTGTAAACTCAGGTTTTGGTTATACAAGTAATCCTAGAGTTATCCTTTCACATCCTCAAGTATTCAAAAAGGCAGATTACTATATCGCTAAGTTTAGTAACGCACAATATGTAAAAGTAAATGACGTTTATGTAAACTCTGACAAAGAAGTTTATCTTTGTGGTAAAACTAAAGACTCATCAGGTAATGCAGTTGCATTTTTAGCAAAACTATCTGCATCTGGTGTTAAAGAATGGGAGAAGACATTAGAACTAGCAACTGGTCAAGAAGAGTCCGAATTTATTAGATTATTTGTTGATGGTCATGATATTTGGGTTGTTGGTGAGAATAGACCAAATAGTTCAATTCTTTCGCAATATAATCCAGATATTGTACTTGCTAAGTATGTTGAAGCATCAAACGGTCTGACTGCTACACTATCATTCCAAAAAGGATATGCAGGTATCTCTGGTTCAACTCGTGCTGATCACATTACATGCATTAAGAAATATTCTAGCACTAGATTTATTATTGGAGGATTTACCAATACTAACTCAGGTGCACCTTATGATGCATTTATAGCATCTATTGATACTTCTGGTAATTTTGCAATCAAGAGAAAACTTGCTTCTTCTAATAAGTCTGAGAAGATCACCGACATTATAGTTAATGGAACAGACGTATATGCTTCATTAGAAATTGCTGCTACTTCTTCTGCTGCAGATATTGATGTTGCAGTTGCTAAGATTAGTTTTGGTACTACTGTTATAACAGTAGACTGGGTTAATCAGTATGCAAATAGTCTATATTCTATACTAAACTCAAGTCTTGATATTGATGAGTTTAACGAAATCTATATTACTGGTGGACTAAGACTTAAAGCAGATGATGCAACTAGAGATAGTTGGTGGGTTGGTAAGATAGACACAACAGGTGCTCTTATTTGGAACTATAGATATCTTGCTCCAGGAAGAGATCTTACTATGGCAGCAACTTCTGCTATTGATATCTTTGGTGATTTGAACGTAGCATTTACAAGAATAGACAATACAAGTACATTAACAACTATCGATACTGTTAAAATTGGTTATGATGGTAAAATTAAAAATCATACAACCAATCAATCAACTGCAAATAAGATTGAAGGACTTACTGTTCACTCAATAGATGTTGATAACTCTGGTGATATTCACGCTGTAGGTCAGACTCAATGGAATAGAAATGAGTTCTTATTCCCATTCACTGCAGGTTCTACTGCTGATAGTACTACTGCATATACATTAACATCTACATCAACTAGTAACTCTATTACATATGCCGACAACGTTGCTAAGATCAATGGATATCAAACAGGACAAACATCTTGGACACAAGCAAATCTTCAGATTACTTCTGCTCAACTAGGTACTAAACTCGCTAGTGACTTTACTATCGAGATGATGGTATACAAAGATTCTACTGTAACTTCTGTATCGCCTACACAACAAACACTGATTGGTATTGGTGACGCTGAAGTAGCAACTGGTGGTCTTTGGTTATACTATGATATATCAGGAGGTAAGTTAGAACTTGTTATAACAAATAGTTCTACTAAACTTAACTCTGCATCTGGAGCAGCACAATCTGCTTTAAGTAACATGTATGCTGATAATACATGGCAGTTTATTGGATTGAAGAAAGAAGGAAACGTATATACCGTTTATGTTAATGGTATACAAGTTATACAGAGTACTATTGCAGGTACAAGTTTAGGTAGTAAAGATCTTTACATTGGACAGTATCCTGGAAGAAGTGGTACTATAGGTAACTTTAGAGCAAATGAACAGGGTCAGTTCTTTGTTGATAATCTTAGATTGAGAAATAGAGCAGTTACACCAACTGTACCAAGTGATGTCAGTGCTTTACCTACAGCAGGTGCATTTGGATTTGCATATAGTTGGACTAATACAGCATGGTTTACTACTAATACTAATCGTTATGATCTTATAGATTTTGAAGGATTTGCACTTAAGTCTGATAAAAATGCAGATGCTGCAAGAATTGGTACTATTTCTACAGGAACTAATACACAGATAGGATTTACAAGAACTGCAGTTACTCCTGTAACTGGTAGTACACTTACAATACAGAATACTGGTTACGCATTATCTGAGGCAGGATTCCAGTCATTAGACTTTGATGATGCTACAATCACTATGACTGAAGGTACTCAGACACTTACATATACACAAGACATATGGAGTTCTAGAACTGCTACAGTTCCTTCACCTGGATCACAAAAACTTAGTGTATCTGCTGTTGTTAAAGACAGATACTTCTTTAAGGTAACACCTACTATCAAAATTGATAATGTACAGAAGTTAACTATAAATCAAGCATTCAACTTTAGTATTGGTTCAAAACTACGCCTTAATAACTCATCTGGTGTATTTGTTAATAGCGGTTATGTTGTTAGAAGAGATGTTGATAATAATCAGATATATCTTGCTGTAAACAATAATACATGGACAGATGACTTAAATACTGGTCAACTTGTTACTGAACAGTTTAGTGAGCAATCAACTTATGGTATTGTAGGACCTATACCTAACGATATCAACATTATAGAAGGATATACATTTGCGACAATCACTAATACAACTCCTGGAACTTTTGATATTGATCTTAATGATTTTAACCTTGATGGCACCACATCAACTGGTTCTGGTAACTTAGATAGTTTTGCCAAGTTCAAACCATTTGCAACTGCAGATTACTCTGTAAGAATCGATGAAGTCTCTGGATCATCAGCATACATTGTTGGATCTGTTGTACAACTAACATCGGGTGATATATCATTCAACACTGCATATAGCACAACACAGATAACAAACCTTACTGGCGTACTCAAGATTACATTAGTTGCAAATCTTGACAAAATTTTACAAGTCACTGCAGTAGCTAACAGTGATGAAGTGTATGTAATCACTAACACAAGTCATTATCTCTCCACTGGAGATATGATTTATGTTGATGGTAACCCTAGCCAGACTATAGGTAGCACTGTGTATGATGAATATGATGGTGCATTCGCTGTTAATAGGGTAATCAGTCCTCTAGAATTTGTATATAAACTACCAACAGTAGCACAAACAAGTCCTGCTACATCAGCATCGAGTGTCAATATATTTGTTAAGTCACCTGTCTTGAAGATGTACTATGGTCATCAGTATATCTTTGACCTCAGTCATTCATCTCTTGTTGGTGGTAACTTATCATTTGCTAAAGATAGTCTATACAAACTTGAATATTCATTCAACTCTATTGAAAGAGTCGGAACTCCTGGTGTCACTGGTGCAGGACAACCTAATCCATCTGTAACACTTAAAGTTGATGAAACTATAGTTACCAATATTTCATATTACTTTGATCCTTCTAGAACTGGATCAGATTCACCTGTTGTTGCAGGAAGTTACTTAGACGTTGTTGATTCTCCATATAAGGGTGTATTTGAAATCAGTTCTGTTGCAGGTGCTACTATTACTCGTGGTGCTGATATAATCAAATATCCTCTATTGAATGAACCAGAAGGTGCTGCTGACATTAATCAAGCAACATATGCAACATCTTCATTAAGAGCAGTTGGATCAATCAATGCTGTTCGTATTGTAAACCCAGGTGGTTTCTATACTAGATTACCTATTGTAACTAGCATACAATCTACAAGACAGATAGAGAGAGTACAAATCAATAATCCTGGAACTGAGTATGCTGTAGGAACTTATAGTAGTGTACCTATTGGTGGTGATGGAGAAGGTGGATTTGTAGAAATTATTGTTGCTGATGGAACTGATGCTAACGGTGTAACTATTCCAGGTCAGATAAACAGCGTTGTAGTTACATCTCCAGGTAAAAACTATACTACAGCAACAATAGACATTGAAGCAATCAGTGGTATATTAGGATCTGGTTTGACTGGATCTGGTGCAGAAATTGTAGTTGTTATACCTCCATTTGGTTCTGGTGCATCTATCTTTACTAAAGGTGATAGTGTTGGTAAGATTAAGAAACTTAAGAACAATAACTTTGGTTATGATTATCCTCATGATTATACATTACGTCCTGAGATTACATTCCCAATCAATGCTCAGTTAACATCTACAAGCATACTAGACAGTATTACAGTTACAGACCCTGGAACTGGATATTCACAAGCACCTGCTGTTGTCATCACTGGAGGTGGTGGTAGTGGTGCTATTGCAGAAGCATCAATTAAGAACGGTAGATTAGATACTATTATTGTTAAAGACCCAGGTGCAGGTTATTCATCAACTCCTGCAGTTAACCTAAGATCATCATTCAACTATGTTGTAAACCTTGACTTAGGATTACTACAGTTTGCTTTCCCACATGGTATTGCAAATGGTTCTGCAGTTACATTGAATGTTGTTGATACTGGTGAAGGAGCAGACTTCCCGCTATCTGCAGGTGCGACTGGTAGATTAAACTCATCTACAACTTACTATGCTATATCTGGTACTGCAAACTCACTAGAAACAGATCAGTTAAAACTTGCCATTACTGCTGCTAACGCTGCACTTGGTGATGCATTATCATATGTCAACGCAGGTACAGGTCGTCAACAAGTATTAACTGAATCATTTGGTGGTGCTGCTACAGCAAACGTTATTACATCAACCTTCCTAGAAGGAGAACTTGTATATCAAGGTGATTCACTTGCTACTTCTACTGCACAAGGTTATGTTTCAACTAACTCAGGATGGCAGATAGGACCTAGAGTCCTTAAGATTGTCGATTACACTGGTACATTCAGTCAAGGATCAAGAATAACTGGTGTTATTTCTAAGTCTTCTGGTATCATGTCTGATATCAAGGTTGCTACTGGTGTTCTAGAGATTGGTTCTATCACTAAAACTACTGGTCAGTTTATCGATGACGTTGGTAAACCATCTGAAATTATTCAAAAGATTCAAGATAGTTACTACTATCAAGACTTCTCATATGCTGTTAAGTCTGCTGTTTCTATTGGTGATTGGAAAGAGATTCTTATCAAGAACGTTCACCCCGCATCATTTAAAGTATTTGGTGAGTTAGACCTAAATGATTATGGTGTCATTCCTAATAAAGAAACTGCATTCCAGTTAACTAAATCTGTTGAGCTTGCTAGAGATGCGATTGTTCCTAACATCCAAAACTTTGCTCTTGTTGAACCTGTTTATTCTGAGTTCAATAATACTGAAGTTCTATTCCGTCAAAAACGTCTTACTTCTTCTGAAAACATTCTAACTTCTGTTGTACAGAGATTAGATGATATATCAACTCAATTTGATGGTCAAAAAATATCATTCCCTCTAACTGTTGATGGTAACAACGTTGTTGCGAATGCTAACCAGTTAATGATTGTTCTTAACGGTGTTGTACAAACTCCAGGAACTGCATTTGAGTTACAAGGTGATGCTATTGTATTCAGCGAACCACCACAACCTCCTGCAAGTATTAAGTATGTAAATGTCACTATAAATCAGATTGCAACTAAGACTGTCACATTCAATAATATTAGTGGCATCTTCCCAACTATCGGAATGGCATTAGTTGGTACTTCATCAGGAGCAAGATTAACTGTTACTAAGATTACTGGTAATGATATTGATGGATTTATTACACAAGGAACATTTACACTAGGTGAACTAGCAACTGTTGGTGCGACTGGATTTGCTGCTAATATTGGTACGGTAACTGATGTATCTAATATTGGATTATTTGTATTTGGGGAAAATGTATCTAACCTCACTAGCAACACTGCTAAAGTTGAACAAATTAACTTACAGAGTGGTGCTGAAACTCCTCTTGCTCAGTTACGTTATACTATTGGTGCTTCAACTACATCTATTGAGATGGTAGCATATAGAACCGATAACACTGCTGCTGATGCTCCTGTTACTGCAGGTACATTTGTTACAGGTAAAAACTATCAGGTAGAATCAGAAATATTCCTAGTAAACACTATTGTACAAAATAATAACTCAACAACATTAACTGTAACTAGAGCACAAAATGGAACAGCAGCAGTATCTCATCAAGAATATAATCCGATATATGGAACTGATATCACAGTTACAAATACACTAACATTAAGTAAGACTGCAGGTACATATCAATCAACACCAGGATTATTTGATATAGTATTAAATGATTACATTATTGGTGCACAATCTGGTGTAGTTGCTCAAATAACTGCAACATCTACTTATCAAGATCCTACAACTAATGAGTTTATAGGACAGGTCAATATATCTGAAGGTTCATCATTCTTTGGATTACTATTCAACAGAATTACATCACAGACTTATCCAAACATTGTTCTTGATAATATCTCACAATCACAGATTGGTATAGTTAACTTTACTGATAACTTAACTGCATTTGATAGTAGTTTCCCTGCTAATGAGCAAGTTAATAACTATGTGATTCCTTATGATAACTTAACTGGAACATTCCAAGAGAATGAATATATTCGTAACTATAAGATTGATTACGGTAATAATAATGGCGACTTCCTTGCTACCGAAGGTGCTAGAATTAGAAAACTAACAATCACTGATAGAATTGGTGATGGAATATTCCAGACTGGTCAAGTTATCAGATCTAGAGATAGTAAAGCAGAAGTTGTTGGTTATAACCAAGCAAGAAATACAATTTATCTCGGTAAGATTGGTAGATCACAACGTGGTGGATTAGATTACAACCCTCCAACATGGTATGGTGAAGCACAGATTGATACATCAACTAAGAAGTTTGGTACTGGATCTTTATTATTAGGAAGAGCAAATCATACTCATACCTTTGTAAGTGGTGTTACTAACGGAATCCAGGCATCAAATGGTGCTACTTCTACACACACTGCTCAGACAGGTACATCTTACGATCCTGAGGCAGGAACATTAGTAATCAATATTGGAACTCATAGTTTAACAACAAGCAATAAGGTTACTATTGCTGATGGTGCGATTACATTTACATGTACTGCTGATAGCAATACAACAAATCATCCATATCCAAGATCAACTGACCCTGCATCTGGACAAGCATTAACAATCAGCGCAGTAACTTCAGATACGATTACTGTTAGTGTTGGTGTTGCACAGGTCACATTAGATTACTTGAATGTAGATTCATCCAGTGACTTTGCATGGGGAACTGCAGCATTTACTATAGAACTTTATGTTAAGGCAGCAGCAGCATCTATATCTGGTGTTACAACTTTACTTGACTTTAGAACAACAGCAAATGATGTAGCAGGTCGTTTATAT